GTAATTCCACTTGGTTTTGTCCACGTGCCATTGGCGGTAAATGTCTGGGAATTTGATGAAATAGCAGTTAGAACTTGGTTTGTCCCTGTGCCTAGATCCTGAAGATTTCCCGAAGTATTAGTCGCAAAGTAAGGAACGATGATCGTATTGTTATTGTCGTTGGCGTTGGCGATGTTTATACCCCAGCCACCGGAGCCGGTAATGTTAATCGCGCCACCGATAGTATTATTGGATGACGAGGCTGTAAGTTTAATACCATCGGATATATTGGAAGTTATCAAAGATTCTGTGATGAAATTATTATTGCAGCCGGAAACAAACTGAATACCGATCCCCGTGTTAGAAGCCGCCTCTATTTCAAAGACGCAGTTAGTGACTGAAGTGCAGTTGTAGCCGTCCACGGTGTTGGAATCGGCCGCAGAGAAATAAAAGGGCGAAGATTTAATGTTGTTCAATACCGCTCCCGACCCGCCGTTAGAAACTGCGGCAACCTGAAGGAAATTACAGAACGAACCGTTAGTTAGTTCAAAACCGTTGGAAGTCGAAGACGCAGATGTGACCTGATTAGCTCCGATATTCATTAAATTGGTCAAAGAAAACCCTTTATTATTACTGACAAAAACGACATTATTTAAATTTAAATCCCTTACATCAGTTCCGACCAAAGCCGTCAACGTAGAATTTTTAATTGTCATTCCGGTTAAAGTCACATTTTTTATCGGGGTTGCGATTCTATAAGTCCCTGCAAAAGTCGCGCCATCGGCGTAACCAGTGGCCAGAGTTAGATGAGTTGCATCAACAACATTTACAATTATGTACCACCTGTTGTTTATAAAAATCTGCTGTCCGATCATGGCCGCCGTCCAAGTAGTCCCCGAACCGACGACATTTACTCCACCCCCGATGGAAGCAATCGTGCCTGTTGTATAAACAGAAGTTCCGGTCATTGTTGCATTATTGGCCGTGGTATTGAAATCTATCGTAGTGTTCCCTGATCCGGTGCCGATAATAGAAATATTGGAGTATAGAGTTAAGGACGAACCTAAAGTATATGTCCCTGTTTGTAAATATAATGTCCCGCCACCCGCAGTATTCAAGGTATTAATCGCTGTTTGGAGATTATCAGTTGTAGCCGCTGTCACAATAGTTGTCCCGATAGTAATATTATTGACTGTGACATTCCCTGCCGCTGTTACTCGAAACGGGGCAGTAACGCGGTTTGACTGGTCTTTACCAGCCCAGAAAACAATATCAGAAGCAACTTGGGCGGTGTTAATCCCTCCACTGTTTGATCCGGCACCGGTTTGAATATAACCTCGCTGAATACGCATTTTAAAGATCAAATTAGTCAATTTCTGGCTTAAAAGATGGTCAAAATCGCCTTGGTCAAATGGCTCTACCACTTTTGGAGGAATTAAATAAGTCTCCTCGGTTTGATGAAGTGGGCCGTCGAGATAATAAATGTCGTGTTTTTCTTTCATAATTTTTTAGAAACTGTCCGGCTCATCATCTTCCACTTCACAATCCATTAGGATTGGAAATGAAATTGGGATCGGAGTAGTTAATCCCCAAACGAACTCCAAGATAAAATTATTTGAACCGGTAACATCAAAAGCTAAACCTGGCATTTTCATAATAATTTTTCTCCGGCCGCCATAAGTCGCGTTATTGATTACCGGCAAAGACGCGATTGTATGGGAAGCGTCATCGTTATATAAAGTTGTAGTAATTTGGGTATTGGCATCCACGAGTCCGGCTAAAGGAATCCTTAATTTCATGATCCTAAATTTTCTGCCGATATTAAACATAAAACGGAGTGTTGAGCCTAGAGTCGCCGAAGATGAATATTTATCCAATCCGTTCGCCGGTGTACCATCATGCCAACCGACGACCATTTTCGGGGCGACGTTTGAAGATTGCTGGGCGAATTTTAAAGCCGTCACAATTTGACTAACACCTGAAGTAGAAGGAGTCATAACCGCATGGATAGGCACTGGTTCCTGGGAGAGTCGGACATTTTTAGAGTTAAATCCAAAAACCACGCTTGAAGCTACAGGGTAAGTTATCCAACTACCCCAAACAACCCGATTACCTTTAGCGTCAATTGCTCCAGGAAAAGGCGAGTAACCTTCTTCTTGGTAAACAATTTCATGCAAAGAATCGCCGCCGACATAATGAGAAATTCTCATACCACTTTGAGCGTTACCAGAAAAAACCAGCAACTTGCCATTGACATCGTCGATCGCCGTGGCAAATGGATCAGCTAAGGGAATATTGCGGTAGAAACCAGAAGTATTAGTCGTATCCCACAAAATCAACCAACCATTGCCTTGATTAACTACGGTATCGGTCGATTGAAAACCGACAATAGCTAAATCATTAATATTGTAATTGACTAGATCCATGGGGTAATAACCAAAAGGCAAAGCCAAAACTTGGTAAGCTGAACCGCTGTTGGTATCGCCTTCATTAGTAACCCGAGTGGTTTTGATCTTATTTAAATACCCTTGGCCATTTTTAAAGTCACAAAAGTATAAGGCGTTATCGCCTGGATTATATTGAGCCCAATGATTAGGCAAAGCCACCCCGCGAAAAGATGGGTAAGTCGTATTAGTTAAGGCTGTCTGAGTTCCCAAAGTCGCCCCTGTCCACACGGTATCAGTCAACGCAGGAACGCCGTCTAAAGGGCCATAACGGGAAACATCAGTGCCAGTGGAAGTACCTAGTAGATAAATATAATTATTATAGTAAGCAGCTCCCGAGCAAGTTCCACCCGCCGCAGGGGCAATTAAGGTTTCCACACCCAAAGCTGAATTATAAGAAATCAACCGTCCGTTATTTAAAACAACATAAGTCAAGGTATTTTTCGGATTGGTGATGATGTTGATTATCGGAGCATTGACGTTGACTCCGGAGAATTTGGAATAACCGATAGGGACGGCTAAACCGGAAGTTCTAATATCAGTAGAACTGATTGGGAAGTCCGGATCTATCGCAAGAGACGAATTGTATGTCCCTTTCATATTGAAATACATCGCAGGACTCCATCCATTTAATATCGAGTCGATTCTTAATTTTAGGATTGCCATTAGATTTTATTTAAATAAGCAAATTGACCAAAAAATTGTTTGGCGGCTTGATTGTAAGCAAGAGCGGCTTGATTTTCATTATCATAGCTTCCTAAGTTCCTTGTTTTATGATTTATACAGATTTGAGCAATCCACTTCTTATTATTAGGAAATTTTGTTACACCCTTAAATTTGGATAAACTATTCTTATGAGGCTTACTATTAAAAAGATTTTGTTTTTTATAGCATAATCGTAAGTTACTTAGGACATTATTTAATCCATTTCCATCTATATGGTCTACTTCCTTATTCTTAGGAGCTTCCATAATCAAACGATGCATATAGATTTTATTCGATTTTCCTTTAGAACCCTTAATCCATTGGGTTCGTTGAGCATATAAATTTCCATGTTTATCTGTATGGCAAAACCATTTCCATTGACTCAGGAAATCAAAATTTTCATCATCTACAATGGTTTTTTTATTTTGAGTTAATTCAATATATTTCATAAAATTATGGGCCAGTATTAGAAATTAATAAATTTGGATTTACGATAACATACGGTGATTCACCAGAATCAAGGACAGGTGAGGCTTGTTTGTCGGATTGTTCATCATCCATCTGTTGGTATAGGCCTTTAAACAATCCGTTGTAGAGCTCAAATTTAGTCTTATCTGGCGAGACCGTGGCAAAGTACTGGCGGGCGGCATCCCAAACAGGCAGGTCGGTATAGCCTTCGGGAAAAGCTGACATCTGGCCTAGAGTATAAACCGCCGTCCCAGAAGCAATTGAATTACCAGTATAATTGCGAACTAACGATAAAGTTGTGGCACTGATATTTAATATCGTATGCACGCCAGATTGAACGCCGGACGTGTTAATAGCAGCACCTCCAGCACTGGCAGAGACCTGGAAGGCATTAGCAGTTAAACCGGTGGATAAGACGTAATAATTCGTCCCAGTAGAAAGTCCTGTGGGCAGGGCTCCGGTCGTTGTAAAATTAATAACATCGTTGGCAACCAAGCCATGATTGGTCGCAGTAATCACGGCGGGTGTCGCAATAGTTATGGTAAAGATGCTGATTAAATTATTGACCTCATACCAAAACCCATCGCCGGTGTTGGCGGAATTAGAATCGGTAATTCTTAAATATCGACCCCCCATTTGTTGGGTAAAAGCAGTCCCAGTGGCAACGATTTGTCTCGTGCCATTGGTCGCTGTCGTAATCGAGCCAGTTATGTAATCGGCAAGGGTCAAGTCTTTGACAATCTTTTTATAAATCAATCCAATGCCGTTGCCTGACGTGGCCGGAGTTGGCCAGATCCAAACCTGCCCGCCAAAGATATAAAAGAATAAAGGGATGTCGGCGGTGTAAGACACTAAGTTAATCCGATCCCATTCATCTCGAAGCGTGATCAGTCTTGGTACCCAACGAAAATTCGAAACCGTGATGTACATGCTTTTAAACTTGCCGTTAATCTGAGGCATGTTGTAATTTTGCTGGTTTGCAACAGTGACTAACGATTTGTCTTCTTTTTCCAAAAACGGCCAGTCTTTAGAAGCCAAAATTCGCTTTTCCGATTGGTTCATTAAACGATCCCCTAAATTTAGGGTATTGATATCTGAGGCGTTTGTAATGTCTTGCCATTGTTGGCGTCTGCCGGTATAACTTAGCGTATATTTATTCTCCCTTAATTATTTATAAAGTATCCGTTTCCTTTTTTCTAACTCATTTTCTAATTCATTTAATTCTTTTAACAACTTTGACCGTTTCAATTGAATCATATTGACAAATATCAAAAAATCTTTTTCTAACTTTTCTTTTATCGGATCTATTCTTTCTTTTAACTCCTCGTAAGTTTCTCTGGCTCCCTTTAAGAGACTCTGATAATGCGCCAATTCTTCCACTACCGCTGTTTTAGCGATTTGATTTTGGGTATTCACTTCTTTAGGACTAATAAGTTTCATTAATAGGTATATGAATCAATAGCGGTTCCAGCCGTAACCACAGGCACGCGAGTTGTGCCACCATTATTTATAAAGAACGACTGCAAAATTTTACCTCTGGCGTTTAACTGGTATTTACCGTCGCTATCTTTATACAAAAGCGAAGTATTTTGGCCTTCCCAACCGCCCCAGTTGTTAAAACCGACTAGATGACCATTTGGTGACACAAGACTATCTCTAAGTGATTTATAAAATTGAATAAGAAAAGCCAGGCGATTCTCTTCAGTTAGAGCAGCGGATGTTGACATAGCATTAGGTAAGTCTCCCCATTCGCCCCAGAACTGGTTGACACCGGCGCAACCATTATTGCCAATACCATCCCAGTCTTTGCCCAGATAAAGTTGCGCCCAATCATTTACGTAATCAGACGGTTTATTAAACAAGGCTCCTCGACGTTGACCGTAGTAGTCGGCTCCAACCATACTTTGATTACTAAAAAGAGAAGAAGCTAACCATCCACTAGCTGCCTCTGAAAAATTATTATGCGACATAAAAGTTAAAGTTACATTCTGAGCAGTTGCATAAGTGCTTGTTATGGTATTAAGCTGGGGAAACAAGGACATGTATCCAGCTTGGTTGGTAAAGAAGTTGGCCCCAAAAGCATTAGTAGTTCCTTCTGGAATTGGAGCAAATACGTCTCCGGTAGCGACACGTGTTCCGACGTGATTATTTAAGTATCGATAATAACGCCCACACCAGGTAGTATTTCCATCCGCAGCGGAAGAGGCTGCCGTTCCTAGAGCCGTTCCAGTATCAAAAGGAAAGCCCCAGATATTTTCTATTCCGCAGAATGCTCCGCGATGAATAACTTTTAAAAATCCGCCATAAGTTCCTGACCCATAAACATTGGGTTGAGCATGAATAATACTGCACCAATCTTGAGTCTCCGACTCAACCGTTCTTGGAGAAGGAGTGGTACTACCGACAGAAATAAGTCTGGCGTTGTCATCCATGACAACAGAAATTGCAATATGAGTAACACCCATAGTTGCGATGCGAGCAACTAAATCTGTCTTTTCAACTGTCGTCAACTGAGAAGTCAAAGTGTCCTTTGTCTTCTTCATTATGTCGCAACTTTTGTAAGTTAAATTAAACATAAGTAAGGTTAATAGTTTATCGTTCCTAAATGATTCTGAAGTATTTTCATCTGGTCTGCTTCGATAGCCGGAACAAGAGGAGAATTGGGTTGAGCTGTAGAAACTGCCGAATACCATTGCCCTGTAGCCCAATGAGTACCGGCGATGTTGTAAGCATCCATGACGTTCATAAAGTCACTGAGAGCAGACAGATAAGCTTCATCTGTAGTTGGGATAGTTCCCCCTATATATATATTATTATTCGGTACTCCATATTCACCGAGGAACAATGCTGGGTAACCCCCGACGGTTAAGCCCCTATTATTGACCCAGGTGGCTACAGTAATTAGGAAATCCCCGCCTGCTTGAATACCAAGTCCTGAGCCGGCAAAACCAGCGTTAGCTCCAGCGTAGGTTCCAGAATGGTCGGAATCAAAATAGTAATGCCAGGAATAGTAAAGTTTATTGGCAACACTGTCAGTAAACCAGGGAGTGGGGTTAGCTCCGTAGTCACCTACGAAATTCTGTAGTCCTGACCAGTTATCAGTCTCAGCAACGATATAATGTCCAGTGTCAACGGCCCGGATTGCGACTATTGCCGCATTAGCCGCCAATGTCCATGTTGCCGTAGTGTTATAAGTTGCAGGCGTCGTCTGGACGGGCATGGCGTTTGGTTCATTCATTAAGTCATAGCCCCAAACATTTGCATTACCCACATAACGAGTAGCGACTTTAGTCCACAAGTCTGTAAAATTTGCTTGAGTCAGTTGAGCTGAGCCAATCTTACGATTAACGCCTGATACATCCCTACCACCAAAGTTATGACATTCTAAAAGGACTTTAAGTGAGGCTCCTGACGCCCACGTGTTGATAATGGTGTCGAGATACCCCATGTAGGTTGCATCTAACGCTCCCCCAACAGTGGGTTGAGCACGCTCCCATAGGAAGGGGACTCTGACTATATTGAATCCCTTGTTTCTGACGTAATTGAAATCCTGCTGAGTGTTCTTCGTGTAATTGGTCCCTTCTACTCCTGGTAACGTAGCAGGAGCCATCTCGAGACCTGACATGTTGAGACCTCTGGGAACAGGGGCTTTTGATGGACCGATTTGTCTACGTAATGTTCTTGCCATAAAATTAAGCTAAAGTGCGAGTTCCTGCGACTGTGCGAGCAGGGATGTTGGTAATCCAAACAGTTCCGGTTATGAAAGTGACAGTACCTTGTATAGTGCCCGTATTTCCCGCAACAGAAGAATCGACTACGGTAGTTGCGCCAGTTGTCTCATCAAACTTATACCAAAGAACTAAATTAGAGGTACTTGGATTGTTTTGTGGATTATTTCCGTAAATCTGTAAAAGTTCAGCGGTTGATAAAGCACGGGTATAAATTCTGGCATCATCGATGTACCCATTAAATACGTTTGTATATGTATTGCTTGTAGTGTTATGAGTACAGCCAACAGTAGTATCGACTTGAGGGGAGTTGAAAGTTCCTGTAATAACAGCACCTTCAGCAACGCCATTTAAATACATTTGCGTGTTGGTACCTGTGCGAATGAATGCGACGTGATACCACGTCAGGGTTGATAGTACTGTGGTGCCTGATCCTCCCCAGACACCGCCAGGATCATTTACTTCTAATTGTGAAGATGCATTAAGAACAAAATTCCAGCCACCATTACCGTTTCCGGTTTGGCCATTCTTTATTAACGTTACCTTTCCTGAAGGTACTACGCTAATATAAATCCAAGCTGAAGCCGTGTAATCTCCAGTATTACCGTCAGCGACAATGCTCCGTTGAATACCATTACCATTGCTTCCATTAAATACAGCGGCATTGCCTCTAACTTGTGCAACTAAAGTTCTAGCCATGTTAAGATAATTGAATAATTAATTATTTTAGCTGTTCAACTATACCGGCAACTGTAAATGTACCGGTAAAAGTACCTGTCAGTTGTGCTGTTATAGTGGTCGCCGTGTCCGGATTTATTAAGTCTGTTGCTGTTCCTAGAGTATTAATAGCAGTAGCCGTAACAATCATAGTTCTTACTCCCGCGTTCTGTGTCCAGCTAATTGTGTAATTTGCCGTTCCCGTCACCGCGGCAGTGGCAAAAATATCAGCTGTAATACGGAATAAACTTGTGCCATTAACTGTGGTGTATAGGGTAGTAGCCGCCCCATCAACAACTGTAAGCCCAGTACGATTATCCAGTCCATAGATAGCCGGTACTCCCGCCCCAGCCGTGGCTACGTTGTTATAATTAGCGATTTTAGGTAACGCTGTAATACCTGTAAGTAGTATTGCCATAGAATTATGTGTAAACTAAATTAATATTTTTATTTGCGAATGTGTCTGTTTGTTTGTGACAATCAAGACAGAGTGAAAGTCCATTAGATAACTCAAATCTTAATTCAGGAGAATAGGCAAACTGTTTAATGTGGTGAGCGTTTAGAGTTCCGCCCTTTTGTCCACATTCCTGACAAGTATAATCGTCCCGTTCAAAAACTGTCCTACGCCAATTTTTATACTCAAATGAGTTTCTAATTAAGGCATTGATTGAAGAAATTCCGCCCTTCCAGAAAGGACTCTTATCCCCCTTTTTAGATTCGCTTAGATGCCTTCGTTGTTCTATAGTTAAACTATATTTATTTCCTTTTGCTCTTTGGTTTCCTACTAAACTTTGACTTATTTTAAGCCGTGTTTCTAAGGGATATTTTTTACCAGTATTGATTTGAATTAATTTTTCTTTTGTTTTTTCGCTGTGTTTTTTATTAAAGAAAGGGTTTCTACTACCACTATATTTTTCAGCCCGTTCTTGTTTTTTTTCATCAGTCCAAAATTTAAGACAACTTATTCTGGCTTTTCTTTTTGATTCTTCAGATTTAGGTTTACCTTTTGGGTAAGACATATTTTAACTGTATAAAACATTAAAGAAACAATCTGCGCTCCCCGCCGTTTTTGTTGCAGCAGTTGAAGAATTAGAAACTGAAATACCTGTGCCAAATTGAATGGGCAATTGTCCTAAGTCCAAACTGAAGTTTGAAGAGGCAGGAACAGTGAAGGTAATGATAGGAACCGCAGTGTCCGCAGGAACCGTCGCGGAATTGAATACTTGGATAAACTGGGAAGAAACTCTATTGCTATACCCGAATATTCCATACAAATTGCCCGCGGCAGCTTTAATGACGTGACTGGCTTCCAGGGCGGTTGACTGCACCATTGAAGCCGCATAAGCAGCTACTGACAACGGTTTAATAGCCACCCCCGCAACGTTATTAGTTAAGTCCTCACCGGCTAAAAGCGTACCCTGAGTGATTTTAAGATTAGCGTTGACGTCCATATTTAACGCCCCAGGTGTCCCGTCGGTAAGAGTGGGAGCCGAAGCGTTATAAACCGCGGGCATCCCTCTGGTTGTGGCTATTGTGGCCATATTTTATTCCTTTAATCCTGGAAATTCTGTCTCAGTGACTGCGACAGATTCCTTAACTTTTTTAGGTCGACCTCGTGAAACTGAAACTTCTGCGACAGGTTTTGATTTTTCCTTAACATTCATCAATTCCCGATCGATATCAGAGGACCGGACTTCTGCTCCTGGCTCCATGATGCAAAGTTTTGTCATCTTGGCCCGTTCATAAGTATCATCAATCGCTTTATTGTTCCGATCCAATTCACGGTTAATTAAATGCTTGGCTAAATGTTCCGCGCGCCAATCTTCCATATATTCCGATTGTCCTGGCAGGAAGGTTTCAGGTTGGCCATCCCATTTACAATTTTCGTCGACTGTTTCGACTAATTCTTGACTCTTAGGATGCGGCCACATGTAAGGCACGCCAGAGAATGGTTGTTTCGAAAAATTCACAAACAAAATTGTTTTCACAGAATTACCTTTCGTGTCCGTAGGGTGAAGCGGACTTAATTTATACTCCCCTAATTGAGGCGGTCTTTATGGGAAGACCGCCAGAACCACTAGCTTGAGAGAAGCTTAGTTTAATTTAATCTTTACTGAAGTTTAATGTGAAACAGAATTGACATTTAGGACACTTAACTTCGGAACTATGTTTACTTGAATGCCATTTTCGTTCAGTAAGTTCTAAGTTTTCTGGTCTATTATCGCTTCTATTTCCGTTTTTGTGATGGACAATTTCATTAGAAGTAAGACTTCTGTTTAAAATTTGTGACATTACCAAACGGTGTTCAAAAATATATCCGCTTTTTCCGCTCATTGGATTATCTGGCATCCAAAGATGAACATATCCTTGATTTTTACGTCTTTTAGAAAAATAGCTTTTAGGTTTACCTTTATGGGCAAGACCTATTTTTTTAAGAACTTCAAGCGAATTATGATGCCCTTTCACGAAACGTGATGGTCTTAACTCTATTCCATATAAATGAAGGCAGTCAGTTACTGTTTTAGTACTTCGCTTTAATTCATAAGCAATTTTTCTAATTGATTTCCTTTTTTCACAATATTCTTCTTTTAAAGAACTTTCTTGGATAGGATTGCTTATCATATATAGTATTAATTATTATACCTATATGATAACACAGTCTACCTAACATCCCTAATCTATTTGTAAAAATACAGGGACATTCTTTGCATCCACGCCGACTTTCATGGTGTAACCGACAACCGGTAATACACCAGTAAAAGCAGTCACCGAACCGGCGGCTGAAGGTACGCCACCAAGTAGGGAACCGACAATTGCGGTGCCGGAACTTAGAGCGGAATAACAACCATGAGTCTGTACCCATCCGAACTGGGCGTTGGTGATAGGAGCAACTGCACCGCCGACGATTGTGCCGGTCAGTGTGGTCACTGGAGCCTGCAAGACGCCAGAGTACGGATTAAGCACCAAATCAACGATGGAGGCTGCTGTACCCGCGACCTGTACTGGATCGCTTAAGTTGATAGTTCCAGCTACGGCATTAGTAATTGCCGCATGACCGGAGATCAGATAGGCAAACCCGTTGCCTGGTGTGGTGTTGATGTTGGCGTAACCCATAGCATACTGGTTGGCCGTAACCGAAGTTGCGCCCATAGTAACACTGATGGAGGTTGCCCCAATCGCAAACGCGGTTGGAGTCAAGGTCTGGTTGCCTGCAACCACAGCAGGCGATTGCAAGAGGTTACCGGAAACCAGTGTCACGCCACCTGCAAGAGCGTAGCGGAAGATACGGCCGTCGGCTGATTCAATCTTTTGACCTAGGGTCATCAACTGAACCGAATCGTTGCTGTATAGTCCACCATGTCCGACAAGGGTTGCACTAGATAATTGTGTTGACATAATAGTGAAGAATTAATAATAAGAACTTAGCTGGCGGCAAAAGTACCGGAAATTGCGGTCATCCACCACGCCGTACCATCACAAGCGATGGAGATTGTATCTCCCACGATTGCCGTGGCCTGAGTATTGGTAAGAGTAGTGGTTGAAGTAAGCACCGTACCTGAAGCAGATGTCTTAAAGTGAATGACACCTGTCGCACTTGTCACTGTAAATCCCGCTGTGGTATTAGCGGTGACAAACGTGAAGTATGCTCCACTGTTGGTAGATTCTGCTGGGAGTGTCCACGAAGGACTGCCACTGGTAGAACGATTGATACAAACCTTGCCGGAGTCGGCCGAAGTTAAGACAATCGTTGCCCCAACTAAGGCACTAAGTTGCACCGCCCGAACTTGCGGACCGCTTGGCGCATTAGTGAACGCCGGAGCCGCTCCGCTCAAAGTAAGCGCGCCGCTGATCGTAGTTGCACCGCCCAATGTTACCGTTTTATTGGTGGAAAAACCATTGAGCTGGGTAAACGGATCGTAACCTTCATATTGCATTGCCATAATTTATCCTTTCTTTTCCTGTTAAGGATTAATTACGTTGATGTAATTCCTGTAAGCTTGCCGTGTCTTTTCGGATTCTGGGTGATGAACTGTCCACCAAGGTAGATGTGACCTACCACCGAAGCCGAGTTGATCGGTTTGATCCAACCGGACCAGGAGAAGCCCAGTCCCAACGGAGTGTTATAATCATTGCCATCAATTACGAATTTGTATTTAATAGCATCCGTCATAGCAACAGGCAGAGCGTAGAAATCCAAGAAGTCTTCGTTAACGAAAGCCAACTGTTGAGCAGTTGATTTTTCATCAGCGAGAATCGGAAATCCTTTGAAGTACAATCCTGTAAAACCAGTACCGGTGTAAAGACCCTGTCCTGGCTTATCAATTCGGCCACCTTTTTTAACAATCGAGAAATCTTTAACGACGCGCTCTTGCGGTTGTAAAAGTGTTTCGTAGAAGTTAAAAACTGCCGGAGTAGTCAAACCAAGAGTTGGTTTGATCGAACCGGATGTGATGTTGTTGTAAAGAGTAGACATCTTTGGCAACGAAATCACACCAGAGGAAGCGGTAACCGTCCCTTTTAGTGTGGTATTGGTTGAACGAGCAAGTCCGCCGATGTTGGCAACGTTTGTGCCATCATCAACCAAAGCTGCAAGCCCCAACGGGTCTTTGCTGTTATTGCCTGTACCGTCCGCGTAAGCAATGGTGCCAAGGTTATCAGCCATGTCTTGAGCGGTTGAAGCTGTTTCGACATCAATCAAATCTATGACTTTGGTTTCATCTACCGCGTTGACCGATAATTCGTCGAGCGGTAAGGCTACGGTAATCTGATAAAATGCCGGACTAAAAGCCAGCAAGTTGCGAGTTTGTGAAGAAGTCGTGGAGAATTGATCGAAGCCGCCGAAAGATGTCCCAGTAGTATTGGTTGAAAGTTTCACTGGAAACTTCAGCGTTTCACCTTTCCACTTCTTGGTTGCTGACAAGATTCGTGTCAGCAATACGTTCGAGTTCAAAACGGTGTCGACAACCGCCGGCATGATTTTGAAATACGTCACAGATAGAACTCTGTTAGTAAACGTCATAAGTTAAGAGTTAATTATAATTACCAGACTTTGTGCAATCCTTTTTGAATATCCTCATGGGTCAGGTAATCACGGGCCGGAGCTTCACCTTTGTTGGTGCTGGTAGTAGAGGCGGCTAATTCCTTGCGGGCATCAGTTTTCTTCTTGCCCTCGGTTTCAGCCACTCGATCTTCCAAAAGCATAATATTATAGGCTTTAGTAAAATCGATATTCCCGTTTAAATCAGTCGGCATATCTCTGATGGCAATCGCTTTCAGGCGATTTTCATCAAAAGTTTTGCCGCTGTCTTTCAGTGATTGGACGGAAGTTTCAACCCATGTCTCCCAACGCTTATTTTCAGCTTCCACCGCTTGCCTTCCGGCCTCAATACGGCCTTCGTATTCGGCAATGGCTTCGTCCTTAATTCGTTGGGCTTCCGTATCACGTTCCAGTAAATATTCTTTATAAAGTTCGGGATCATCCCCATAAACTTTCTTAAAAAATTCGCTGGGTTTTATATCACCCCTAAGTAAGGGTGAAAATTTGTCTTCCAAGCTTTGAATGCGGCCTTCGTATTCGGCTTTAGTTTCGCCGATGGCCTGTTCCAATTTGGTTTGCCATTCCCGTTCACGTTCCTGCCAGCGGGGATGGTCTTTGAAGGGTAATCCTTTATCTGATTGAGTATTGTCCCCCTCAACCGGCGGGGTTTCGTCCTTTGATTTGGTTTCAGCGGTCGCTTCTGGCGCAGTTTTCTCTGCGTCGCTAGCGGTAATGGTTTCATCACCGTTAGGCAATTCGGCCGGTTTTGACAGTTCTTCTTCTGTCATATTCTCAAAATCCATACTATCCTTTCTCGCTTGGGTGAGTTGCGAGTTAATTTATACTCCCCGAAACTTATTAAACTGCTGGTTCAGCAGGAGCTTCTGTTGCCGGCACATCTGGTGTTACCGGAACTTCAGGAGCTACTGGGGCCATTTCTTCTTCTTCTGGCATGATATTTTCTTTCATATTAATTATATTAATTATGGTTTCTTCATTCGCTCGGTCACGATTTCGTCGTAATTATCCGGCGGAATCATGGCGGCACCGATATTATTGGCTTCTAAATCGTTCTCTTGTTCTTTAGTTAGTTTCATTTCATACTCTTTTTTATTGCAGATGTCTGCTTACCTAACTTGTCCCTTAGATCGACCTTTTGGAACTTAACTTTTATAGACTTAACCGGAGCTACCTGCTCACCCTTTTTCATTATCTTTTGAACTAGTTTGTCCATATTATTTGATAGATTTCTTTATGGCTTTAATTTGTTTCTTAACCTTATCGGCCACATCCGGTTTAGAATCCTTCAGTTTTTTAGCGACATCCTTAGCCGCTTTTAAATGCTCCTTGGCATGAGGCAGGTTATATTGCGCTGATTTTAAGAGTTTTGGTATACCTTTCATAGAATCTACTTCCGCCCGATGATTTAAATGACGTTTGCTCATAATTTTGTCACTAGCGGTTACGGGCTTAGTTTCGTGCTGGTGACCCATTGGATCGGACATATACTAGAATCCTTGGATGCCGTTGGGATTATTCTTGTTTCCGGCATTACTTTTTGTCCCTAAGGCTTTTTTAATGGCCATAATTTGATGAAAGATCGGAATTGCATGTCCCAAAAGTCCATGTACCGCATCACTGTGTTGCGTTGGTGGCAATTGAGAGGCCATCTGTTGGCCTTGAATCAAGGGATGAGGTTGTGGAGCCTGCGGCTGTTGGCTTGGCTGTTGTGGCGGCATCGGCCGCATGTTGATTGGATTCATAAATTAGATATTAGGTGTATGAGATGTCATGGGTGAAATGGAGGGCGTTGGGGCTCCGGCTGGCAATCCTTGTGGCATTGGCGGCATTCCTGACGGTCCAGTGGGCGGTTGGCCTGGAGGGGGAGCTTCTTGAGGCAATTGGCCAGGTGATCCGCCTTGTTCTGGGTGCTGTTGTCCTTGAGGTTGTCCTTGTCCGCCTTGCCCTTGCATTTCAGGGAACAAAGACATAGGATTGGTTTTCCAAAGCAGTAAGTTCATCGCCATTTCTTTGGGGTTTGGATAGTCCAGGTAAGAATAAAGAGTAATCGGGTCCATTAATCCGGCGGAAGCCAGTTCTTGGGCTTGTTTAGCTTGGCTCATCTCGTCTTTAGGAATTAAGGAACCTTCTTTGACTGAAACAGTGACTTTTCTATCTAACTGGGCGTTAGACAGGCTGACGTATTCAAAAGCTTTAGCTTGGCCGACTACAGCACCGTCATGTGCCGTATCCCAATAAACGTAAATCATCTGGGTCATCCAATTGAAAATCCGATCGGCAAACTGTTCTAAGGTATCAGAGATTTCCCCGCCAATACGGATAGAATCAGCTTGCGAGAGCATAGCCATGCCGCGGACGGTCTTTTGTCCTGCTAGGCCCCCAGCTCCAAAGCCTCTGGTGCCAAAGATGTTCTTTAGTTCATTTCTAGCATCGGATAAGTGTTCAAAAACCTGGGCTGGTAGTGGTTCGCCGTGAGTTTGGATAAACGCCCGTCTGACATCCCCTGGTACGCCGATTGCGCCGCCTTTTCTAAGAGCTGTAGAAGCTTGTTTGGCTTGTTCAGTCGTTAAGTTATCAAGCGAGAAGACCATGCCGCCGTTCATATTATCGGCGTTTTTATCAATCTGGCGATAACGCTTGTTAACCAAATCCTGTAAAGGTAAGTTTTGTTCAATCAATGAAGTGTCATCAAACGGCTTTGTTCCTAAGTTAAAGATTGACAAAGGAATATATGGCATCTTAGGAACCTTGAAATGGTTGCGTGGCGGAATCGAATTGGTCTGTTGCTGGCCGAATTGATCGGTTGTTTGAGTATCTTTGGCTTCATACCGGAAATGAGGATTCTTAATCTTGCCCAAGATCTCGTTGTCCATCTCCCAGCAAACATACTCATCTGTCCACCATTCGATGTATCGAAGCAACGTCCCGCCCATCTTATCGGTTTGCTGGTCAATATACGCCGATTTCTTCGGGAAACGTTTCTTTAAATCCGAAGCCTTATCTTGCCTATACTCGCCGATAAATTCTCCGTCATACCAAAGGGTTTCATCAATCGTTCCGTCGGGGTCCAAAATCAATTTCTGGGGCCTAACGACCTGCAAGATCATTTCATCCTCAACCATGCTCCAAGAAATTTTTATCATTCCCAAATGATATATCGCCCAATGTCTGGCTGCTCGCTTAAGTTTTAAGCGCAAGGCCAGCTTGTCTGCCAAATAAATCAGCATCTTCTTGGTCGTAGACGCAATTTTCCGGCCTTCTTCCGAATCATCTGTCGCAACTGACGGTTCGGGATTCTGCTTAGTCGCCACAGGCAGGGCTTCTTCTAAACTGTTAAAGATCAAATTGTCGACTAAGGGGCGGGAGCCTTCATCTTCCGATTGTTTGCCTAACCAATACCTTTCGTTCTCTTTTTGCTTCTTTTCCAATTCACCCTTCAACGGACTATTAAACCATTTAGCTTTCCATTTGGCTGTTAAAGAACGTAGTTCCTCATCATCCATACTTAAAGCTAGCTCAGGGATTGGATCACCAACAACGCCTTCGCCTTGTTCCATCCCTTTACCCTTGATCTTGTTTAAATCTTTCGAAAGCGAGAAGAATCCCGCTAATCTACTGGTGATATCTGCCAAATATTTATGTCCTTAAACCCGCTCTTCACGGGTTGCCTTCCATAAGTGGAAAAAGGGTTAAAAGACAAAAAGAGCCACGGCCCAATAGGGCTGTAGCTCTGGAGATGTTCTCCTCAAGCAACTTATACACAAAACTTAATTAGATTATATTCTTAAAAACTTATTTTGTCAAATGCAAACCGATAATAATCTGCTGCATCGGGTTAGTCAGCTTCACCGGCAAGCCGTCTTGAATAGTTAAAGTCACTGATCCATAGTCTAATTTCTTAGAAAACTCAATAACTTCCAACCAGTTCTTATGCCAAGTATCAAAATCCTGCTGCCATAACCGGAAACGTTTAAAATGTTCGGCCTCTTGGTCAGAGAGTTCTATCGTGGTCATACGCGCCTCCAATCGTCGGTATCCTCGTACTTAAAAAAGGTCTTTGGATTAAATTCTACGGTCTCTGTCGGGTTTAAAGCATAACTTTGCGGAATCTTGATCGTATCCGTGTTGACTATTTTCATTGATCCGCCAAATCTCGTCCAACCCACACGGGCAATAACAGTAGCCAAAGCCTTATGATCCCGCCCTGATCTGATCCATTTAAAACCTTTAAACTCGCCGGTATTGTTATCAAGCTCTTTAATTCTGGTTAGGTTATTCCAGTCCAACCAGTAGTCATACCAATCATTTTCCGTGCCTTGCAAGGATATCCGGCCCTTACTAAACTCGCTAACGACTAACTGAATATACTTATTCCGATCAATCCCAACGATGTTTTCATCCTCATTCCATACCGGCTCATCAGAGTTTGCTTTGGCTCCGCCTAAATTAACAAGAAAAACCCGACCTCGCCAGCGGTTCTGAAAGTCCCTCGATCCGATTAAATCCCCGCCAATATCCACAAATGCGATCATCTTTTTCCAGCGTTTCATTAACGCATCCAACTCGTCGTATTTCTCCGCTTCGCCATTAAAGAATAAACCCTTTTCACCCCAAATGACATAATCCAATTTTAATCCGGTATCAACGCCTAAGATAACGCGTTCCGTAACTTCCGATGTGATAATCTCAGTCGTTAGATTTTTCATCAAATTGACTTTAGTCAGCTTGTTATCCGTGCCGACATAGGGTAATCCTAAAACCTTATTATAAAAATACTCTTCGGATTTGTTGTTAAAGTAACCGATTATCTCTTTCGCTGATACCCAAGGACAAATTAAAAGCGGTATCCAGTAGCCGGAAAACTCACGGCCAGGGTATTTAGCTACCCATTTGCCTTTGCGCCTCGTTTCGTCCGTAAGTTCTTTGTGACACTTCGTACATTGGAAGCATGAGCGAGTGGTATCCACGCTATTTGGCCACTGAATAAATTGCCATTCATTACAAGCTGAACATCTAATAAACCAGTGTTTTTGATCGCTTCTTTGCCAATATTTGTCCACCCCTGACCCTTCAGCACTTGGATGCGAGAAATACCACTCCCACTTATATGGAGAATGTTGTAACCGAGTGCTATATTGCTCAATAACTCGTTGATTAGAGGCGTCGACTTCGTCATAAATGTTTAAGTCTGATGAGACCATGATCGCAGCTTTTTCCGACCATGTTCCTTTAAAATGTATAAAATGTTCGCCTATTTGCTTTTGCTCAATTGTATCCTTATCTCTAGTGTACTCCTGTAAAACCGGATTCTGTTGGATGATTGGATTGACCTTTGATCCGACCATCTTTTGAATATCATCTTCTGTGGGTAACAGGTAGATCGTATTCAGTCCCAGCTTCTTAACTACGAAAAATGATTTGATGATATGACAGGTCGTGGCCGTGATTTGTGCCGCTTTCATAATCACTTGTTTCGGTCTGAAATCTCGGTAGACATCGAACATAAACGGATGATCTTTAAAATCCAATGATATGCCGGATTCTGTCTTTATCTGGTATTCCTGAATCCAGGCGTGGATCGAAATATCTTCAAGTCTTGGTAGATTTGACATCTAATATTTTCATAATACAATTAAAGGGGAGTCTCGGTCACTGGTTTCTCTTGTATCGTCTTTAATAACTCAGCTTCATACTTCCTCGCTAGATCTTGATACTTCTCAAGGTCTTTTATATTGGTTTTAACTTCAAGATTGATAGTCTTTTCCGGCGCGTAACTGCCTTTTAACTTATAAGCTGTATCTAAATATTTGTGTCTGGTCGGATAATCATCAACAATCCTATCGGGCTCAGTCATTGAACCGTGAACCTTCATTGCATGTAATCCTTCTTTGTGAACTTGTAATAATTCCTCATCTGGTATTCGTTCCGCAATTGACTTAACAACCTTGATTATCTTAGGTTTTCTTAGCAACTCGTGACCTTTTACACCAGCATAATTTTTATCTGTAATATTGGGAAATGCCTTAATAACCGATTGAGTAGCATTACCAGTTTTTACTACATTCTTAACAAATTTTTTTTCTTCATCAGTTAAACCATTGGCCATACTTTTTTAGTATCCAAAACTTAATATCATACCAAAAGCCGGTAGTATCCACACTTTTACAAGTTGCAGCATGGATTCTACTATCTAATGTATTACAATCACATTCTCTTTGGAGTTTTTGGTAGATCCAAAGATCTTTTTCATTTAGTGTCGACATCTTTTAATACCTCTATTTTAATTAAATCAGCGACCATTTCAATCGCTCGTTCCGGTTCTAAGGCCTGGATTTCGACTTGGCCGACTATTTCATCTTGTAGTTTAATTTGGACTTTATAACTGTTCATTATAGGTTAGTTAATGAATACTCACCAAATAATTCTTTTGCCTTTAAATCATAGGCTTTTGCCGCTTCTAATTCAGTTTTATGATAGGTACAAAATACCTTACCCTGTAATTTACATTGCATTACCCAATATTTTAATGTTTTATTCCAGCAAACGCCTTTATAATCTGAAGTTAATTGTCTCTTTTGTTTATTTTGGTTCATGCCATTTTGAGATTTAGTTACAATTCTTAAATTCTCTCGACGATTATCAAGTTTGTTATGATTGATATGGTCAACGTTTAATCCTTTTGGGCAATTACTTATTATTCTATGTAAATAAATTGCCTTTTTAATTCTTTCTGAATAATCAAATCGCATTGCATAACCTAATCCCATACAATACCACTTGTGTTTATTAACCAATTCAAAATCCACATCATCCACAATAGCTTGTTTACCTTGAGTTAATTCAATATATTTCATTATCCAGCGTCCCATTGAGTCATACCATTTGACCCTTTAATTCGGTTATCTATGCGTAGTTCTGTTCTAGCACCAACTTTATGAATACAGAAATTTTTTCCATTACAACTATTCGATAAACAAATACGAATTACTGTTAACTGCGGATGGTAAACTTTATGATAAACAGCTTTCGTCCGTCCGGTAGGTTGACAGGTTTCGGCAATGCAGACATTCAGGTAATCTAAATTGTCAATTCTACCTTTCGAGTCCTTGTTAAACTTGTGCTTATAACCGCATTTAACGCACTGCTTGTACTGGGCATTAACAAAGTCGGCAAGATTAGTCATGTCGTGTGGTAGATTACTTTTACATTTGGCGTAATCAATCATTTCTTTTTAATAATTCTTCCCACCTTACTTACTATTTGCCAAAATTGATATGCTTTATCAAAGTCTATTCTCTTCTTTTTTGGATTATAAAAATTATCCGGATTTTTTAGTACAAACATTTTCAATTCTATTTCGTCAAATTCGTTATATTTTTTATGTAATTTATTAAATTCATTATTAACCCAATTCGTCCAATACTTTACCTCTTCTGGTTTATGCTTGATATCATCCTCGAACCGTAATTTTTTCCACCATTTGGGAATATATTTCTTCATAAAGTTATTTTATCCATCCAAGTATCTCCTCATCTTCCAATAACACATATTCGGTTTCCTTATCTTTTTCCATGATTTTAAGCTTTTCCCCTGCATAACGACCGTAAAAAACTATTTCATCTTTTTTATACTTATCTTTGAAATCCTCACCAACAGCTAATACTTTTCCTTGGGTTTTTTCCTCTCGATCAGAAGTATTGGGCATGATAATACCGGAAGCTGTTTTGTGCTGTTCAGTTTCGATTTGTTTAACAAGAACCCGCGATGAATTGGGAATTATTTTAAGCATATTAGTAAGGCCTTGGAGCCATTTCAACGTACTGCTTCTCTTTGCAATCTGCCAAAATCCCACGGATTAAAATTAGTTCACACGCCATAGACACGGCGGATTCGATTTGAGCGATCAAAACTGCGGTCGGATCAACCACCCCAACCTTCAAGAAGTCGCCAATCTCGCCTGTAACGATGTTTAAAGCTTCGTCTTTTTTCAAATCAGGGGCAGAAACGTTACTATTTTCCAATAATTGCATATATGGAGCCATGAGGGCTTTGTTTAAAAGGTTGGATTTAGTTTTTAAACGCGCCAAGGATAGCCCGCCACCGCAGACTATGCCCGATTCAGCCGCAACTTTCACGGCATTAGTTGCGTCTTCAACCTTGTAACGAAGAGCGTGCATCTCTTGTTCCGTCGGCGCGCCGACTCGAATGACCGCAATACCGTTCATTAACCGACCATAACGTCTCTGTAATCTATCCAATTTATACCCTAAAGCGTTTTCCATTAAGACTTTAATCCCAGCGGCAACCTTATTGATTTCGCTTTTCTTGCCTTTACCGCCGATTATCAAGGTTGAATCGGCTTTGGAAACTATTTTATCGGCTTTACCCAGCATCTTGATGTCAAAATCCTCAATCCGGATGTCTTTTGACCTGGATAAGACCTGTCCGCCTGTAACCACAGCCAGGTCGTTTAAAAAGTCGTCCTTATCGTCATAACCAGGAACATTTACGGCAATTGGGTAGAAAACACCGCGTTGGCGATTAGCAAGTAACGTGGTTAAAGCGTCGCTTTCAATGGCTTCGGCAACAAATACGCACTGAGTCACACCTTCTTTCACCAGTTTTTCTAGGATCTGCACCATATCGATAGCCGTGGTCAGCCGGTAATCGGTAATAAAAATCTTGGCGTTACTGAACTCAGCTTCCATTCGTTCGGGATTGGTGACCATAAATGGGGCAACATAGCCTTTTTCAAATTCAAATCCGTCAACGTGTTCGTGGGTCGTTTCCATAGTCTGCGATTCCTGGACCGCAATCACGCCTTCGTGACCGATCTTATGGACAAGTTCGGCGATGATCTTGGAAATCTGGGCATTATCAATCGAAATCTGGGCAACTTTCTGTAAATCTTCCAAAGTTTTGACCTTTTTAGAAGCTAGAATGAGCTTATCTTTGGCTTCAGCCGCGGCTTTTTTTAATTCTGAGACGACTAAACGAGGATTAATCGCGCCCAAAGCGTCGACTTCATTCAAAATCGCCTGAAGCATGATTAACGAGCCCGTAGTGCCGTCGCCAACTCGATCATTAGTCTTAATCGCGACCTGCTTAATTAACTCAATCACGGCGTTTTCGTGTTCATTTTCTAGGGTAAACTTCTTGGCAATTGCTACGCCGTCGTCCAAAGCTTGCGGTTTGGCCGCAAACTCGGGGGGTAGGATGACTTTAAAACCGGAGGGGCCGAACGTAACTTTGACGTAGTCGACTAAGGCGTTGACCGCGTTTTTAATGGTTTCTTTAACTTTGTCTTGTTCCAAGTGGTGGATCATATTTATTCAAATTTAGTATCAATTCCTTTTTCGTCGTTTTCTTCGAGTAATTCTACAAACCGTTCCTGAGCCGGAGCAGGTGGTTCGATAATCTCCACAGGCTTTTTCGCCTGTTTTTCCACTAGCTCAATAGCGTGTTCTGTCACAGTTTTACTGGTTCTGACCCATAAGTACAGATCAAGTAAAACTATCAAGATTGCCGCTAAAAAACCAACTACTAACCCTATCATGGGGTTATAATTGGCGAGGCAGACGTAGGCGCGACTGGTTGCTCTGTGTTTTGGGCTTCAGGAAGCACGTAAGCTTGTAACGAAATACTGGGCTGAAGGCCAATACCATGCTTCTTTATTAAAGCTTCCAGTTCAACCTGAAACGCTTTGAATTTTTCTTCTTGTTCGCTCATATTATCCTTTCTTTTCTAATGAATATTTAATTTTAAAATTACTTGGCAAAGTGGAATAACTCTTAAGATTGAGATAATCTTTCCTGTACCGACGGATTTCCGCTTTGGTCGGCGGTCTCATCAGTTTTTCAGTTTGTTCTTGTTTCAAAGCTTTAATCCTTTTTTTATTCATGCCTTAATTATACGCCCTTTTATTAAAGGAATACAAGATGTGGATAAATCAGAGCAACTAATTAAATGGAAATCCCTTTTTTCGCAATCGTCCTGCATATAAAATCTGTTTCATTTTTGCTCGTTTAAGTTTTCTTTTAGCTTTGGGTGCCTTTCGTTTTGTCTTTTCCCTTAATTTATCGTAAGTATCCATTTTATTTTTTCTTATTTAATTCTAACCAAAGTTCTGCGACGGCAATTTCAGGAGTTTGGCCTAAACCAATACTATCCGCATCCCATCCTGTTGCTTCCCAGCTTTTGTCATTAGCTACTAAATGTAAATTATCAAACTTATCCCCACACGCTTCAATTAATTCAGATAGGGTTGGAATAGCAATATCAAACTCATCAGGATCATAGTCGAACAGTAAAGCCTTTTCATAATTTCCAACCATACATTCTTCACAATTTTCTCGATAGTGAATACGGTGCTCAATGTGTTGAGGAAACCCCGCATCCTTCAAAGATTTTGCTAAATTATAATTCATTTTATTAATTTCTTAATATTGGCTTCGTAATCTTGGAGAGCTAGGTTATACATAGCAAAACCCAAATATTCTATACTTAAACCATTTTCCTTTTTTCCTTCTGGTTTAATTATCGGTCTAGCTTCCAAACCAGCTTCCAGTCCTGCCTTATAGGATTGACGGATAAAGTCTTTAACTGCTAAAAATTTTGAACAGTTTTCAGCAGAACGAAAACATTTTTTACAGATGTTAGTAGTGATTTTGAAATCATGCTTATTACACATAGGTAAAGTCCCACCATATATTCTATAGTGTTTTTTCTCAAACTCTTTAATTATTTGTTCTAGTGTTTTCATAAGGCCATCTTAATTTTAATGTCTTAAATTCAAACCAACGATTTCCTCCTCCCCACCGATTGTTATAATAAGCGTGATACCAACACCAATTCCAACCAGCCCAATCTTGGAACCATGCCGTTTTCTTACAAGCAGAGTTCCAACATTTCCGTTTATGTTCTCTCATTTCTTCAGGTGTTGCTTGTTTTGCTTCTGATTCTTCCATTCTTTAATAATCAATTAATTTAATCATCTTTTCTTTACTTTCGTGTCTCCAATTTTCATGCACATGATAGCAACTGTGATTAGTATTGGCACTGTGAGCAATCCGGTAGATTTCATTTAATAAAGCGCTGTTTCTTTTATCAGTTAAAGTTTCGTCTGCGATTGATACTAATTTTTCAATAGTTTCTAAGGCTTGGTTTGGAGTCATATAATTAATTTCGGCCCTGTTCAAGGTTTATTAAAATGATATAAAATTTTTTCTTTTATCGATTCTACAGAACTATTACCATACCAATCTTCAGGAATATACCATTTACGCAAATCGTTAAACCAATCACCACTATCAATTCCGGCTATATGTAATTCATATAAAGCCTGAAGTAAAACACGAATATTTCCTGCTTCGTATTTCGATAACCAAATACCGTCATTGCCAAATTTATCTTTTATCAGTTTTCTATTGTCCATATATCTCTTTAATTAATTGTTAGACGGTGCGGAAACACTATTTATTAATAACCAGTCAGAAACAACCATAACTTTGTAAACTGGAAGGATTGCCCAATCTTCATAGTTCTCTTTCATTCTCTTACTTTCTTAGCGGAAGTATCTTGATGGGCTCGCCTCCAAATATCCTCAGCCTCATAAATAGCTACAACAATAATTTCCCTTAATTCTTTAAGTTGTTCTCGTGACAAATCAGCAAGGCTCATTAGAATCCCAAATTCAGCTTCGCCGTTCTTATCGAATCCAATTGTTATCAATGACTTTTCCATATTATTCTCTTACTTTCTTATTAAATTAAATGTTTATGACAGGAACAATTAACATTTCCACATATCGGAATATCTTTAATATATTCCTTACAATTATTACAACAATAAGGTTTATAGGCCAGAGGAGTGACGAAAGCCTCTAACTCTTTTAAATCCTCAGCTAGGTTGGAGATGTCTGTAAACATATCGGACTGTTTTTTGTGCATGTCGTTTACGACGTCGATGAGTTCCATGTCATTTACGAAGTCGATTATTTCGTTGAGCTTGTCCGTTACAGCATGTTCCCATAGCTTTAATTCACCATGAACCTTTATTTTTTCTATCATAGTTTAGATATTAATATCTTCTTGAATCTCACTTAGCAAATCATTTATCCTTTGCTCTTCATCCGGTAATTTCCCAGAGATTTTATATTCATCGATGATTTTTAGGATTCTGGCTCGTTCATCTTGGCGGATTGATTCCATCATTTGAGATGCTCTCTCTGGCGGTAACATAAACTGGTATTCCCACATTTCTCGATGTGCTTCCAGGCTTGCTTCCTCTATCTCTTTCACTTTATTACCGACAAAAGCCTCTAATTCTCTTAAATCCTCAGCTATTTGAGAGATGTCTAATAATATATCTGATTCAATTTGAGCAATCTCGTTTACAAAGTCAATAATTTCGTCAAGCTTTAGTTGAATGTCTACAAGAAGTGTTTCTTT